CTAAAGACCAAAGGCAAGGTCACCCCCGAAGACAAAGCCAAGATCAGGACGGACTGGCTGTCCCGGTTCCGGGGCAGTCGCGCGGCGGGCGATGTCGCTGTCCTGGACCAGGAGCTTGAGGCTCAGTTTCTGAGCCATGACAACCGCCAGTCTCAGTTCATTGAGGCGCGGACTTTCGCGGTCCTGGAGGTCGCTCGCGCCTTCGGCGTCCCGCCGCATCTGCTCTTCGAACTGAGCCGGGCCACTTTCTCGAACATCGACCACCAGAGCCTTGAGTTCATCATCTACTGCATGTCGCTGCACTACGAGCGTGTTGCGGCAGCGGCGACCCACGCATTCGCCGAAGAGGGTCACTTCTTCGAGTTCCTGCCGGAAGCCCTGCTGAAGGGCGACATCAAGGCCCGCTTCGAAGCCTACGGCATCGCCATCGACAAGGGCATCTACAGCCCGAACGAAGTGCGCCGTCGCGAGCACGAGAACAGCAGAGAGGGCGGCGACGAATACCGCGTCGGCTCTGGTTCCACCCTGGAGGGTCAGGCCGCGCCCGCGCCGCGCCAGCGGCCCTCTCCCCCACCGCGCGGCGACGAAGAGGACGACGACTGATGCACCACATCCTCGCCGCCATCCAAAGCCAGCCGTGGGCCATCCTGCCCGAATATCTCGCCGCTATTGAGGGTATCGCCCGGCGGCTGCCGACCACGCGCGAGCTTGAACAGATCGCCGGAGACGGCCACGCCGAGCGCCATGTGGAGGCGCTGGCGGTCATGGGGTCGCGGGCGGAGGGAACGCGGGCCTGCACCCTGCGCGACGGCGTCGGTTGTCTGCCTATCATGGGGCCGATCCTGCCGCGCGCGGCGCTGATCAGCCCCTCGGGCGCCGGCGCCACCGCCCTGGATCATGCCGCTGCGGACCTGCGGGCGCTGAACGCGCACCGGGACGTGCGTAACATCTGCATCGTCATGGACACGCCGGGCGGGGCGGTCGCCGGGGTCAATGAGTTTGCCCGGATGGTCGCCGCCTCGGCCAAGCCGGTCACGGTGCATATCACCGGGCAGGGCTGTTCGGCCGGATACTGGATCGCGGCGCCCGCGAAGGGCGGGATCGTGACGGACCCGACCGGGCTGGTCGGATCGCTGGGCGTCGCCATGTCCACTTCCATACAGGAAGGCCCGGACATGCAGGGCCGTCGAGCGCTGGACATTACCAGCAGCAACGCACCGAACAAACGGCCAGACCTGTCCACCGAAGAGGGCCGCGCGTCATTGCGCGCCATGCTGGACGAGATCGAGAGCGTGTTCTTCGCCGCCGTCGCCCAAGGGCGCGGCGTCACCGTCGCCACCGTGAAGTCAGACTTCGGCGGCGGCGGATTGAAAACCGGGAACCAGGCCAAGGCGGCCGGGATAGTCGAGGCCGACGGCCTTGAGGCGACTCTGTCCCGCCTCGCGCGCGGCAAGGCCCCGGCGACGCCCCGGCGGACGGCCGCGGCGCTTTCCCTGGACGTCGCGCAACGTCGCGCGCGTCTTCACTGACCAGCAGGAGCTGAACATGCGCATCACCGCGCTCAAGCAGAAACTGGCGGCCGTCCTGGCTAACATGGACGGGCTGCTGAACGCCGCAGCGGAGGCCGAAGGCGGCGGCCGGGACCTGACCGCCGAGGAGGTGGAGAAGTTCGACGCCTTCAAGGCGGAAGCCGACGCCCTTGAGGCTTCCATCAAGCGCGAGGAAGACCTGATCCGTCTGCGCTCGACGGCCGCTATCCCCGTCGGCGCCCTGAACCCGACCGGCGCCGGTCCGGCCCGTGTGGAGCCGCGCCCGGCCGAGAAGCTGGAGTCCGGCATTGCGTTCGCGCGCATCGTGACCTCGCTGGCCGCGAACAACATGGACCAGCGCGCCGCCGCCGCCCATGCCGAGGGCGTCTGGGGCTCGGAAATGGGCCAGATCGTCGGCAACATGGAACAGTCCTCCGACACGAAGGGCGGCTTCCTGGTCAGCAGGGAGTATAGCCGAGACTTCATCGAACTGCTGAGGCCGCGCGTCGTCGTCCGTCAGCTGGGCGCCCGCTCGGTTCCGATGCGCAGCGGCAACCTGACCATGCGCAAGAAGACGGCGGGTTCGCAGGCGAACTATGTCGGCGAGCGCCAAGCGATCCCGACGACCAACCCGACGGTCGGCGAACTGAAGATGGCGGCCAAGAAGCTGGCGGCGCTGGTTCCCATCACGAACGAACTGATCCGTCATGCAGACATCGGCGTCGACGCTCTGGTCCGCGACGACCTGCTTGAGGCCGTTGCGCTGAAGGAAGATCAGCAGTTCCTGCGCGGCGTGGGCTCGACCACGGCTCCGGCGGGCCTGGCATCACTGATGCGCGGCGCGCACAAGTTCGCCGTCGCCGCCGCCACGGACCTGGAAACGGTGACGACCGATCTGGCCAAGCTCCGCCTGGCGGTCCTCAACTCGAACGTGCCCACGTCCAAGTGCGGCTACATCATGTCCGCGCGCACGATGCTCTTCCTGGAGAGCCTGCGCGACGGCAACGGCAACAAGGCGTTCCCCGAAGTCGCCGAGGGCAAGCTGGGGGTCTATCCCCTCGCGTGGACCAACTCGGTCCCGGACAATCTGGGCGCGGGCGGCGATGAGTCGGAGATCTACTTCGGCGACTTCGCACAGTTCCTGATCGGCGACACCATGAACGTCACGATCGCGTCTTCCACCGAGGCCAGCTACGTCGAAGACGGGGTCACCTATTCCGCCTTCCAGAATGACGAAACGCTGATCCGGATCATCGAGGAGCATGACACCTCGCTGCGCCACGACAGCGCCTTCGCCATGCTGACGGGCGTGACCTGGGGCGCCGGCTGATCCGCCGCCGCTGACGATATCGACAACCCACGAATGGGCGGCCTTCGGGTCGCCCTTCGTCTTTCTGGAGGTCTGAAATGGCCGTGAAGTTCACTAGGTCCCACACTGTCGGGGCGCTCTACAACAAGGGCGAGGTCGCCAAGTTCGACCCGGAGGTCGAAGCCGACCTGATCAAGCGCAAGATCGCTGAGGCGGTCGAAGCCAAGGGCAAGGGCAGGCAGAAAGCGGCCAAGCCGACCCTGACCATCGGGAAGGCCGAGGATGGCGCCTTCGTGGTGCTGGACGGCGCTGTGCAGGTCAAGGGCGGTTTCGCTGACGAGGCGGCGGCCCAAGCCTTCATCGCCGAACAGGGCTGATCGTGGTGGCCCCGCTCGCGTCGCTGGACCTGATCAAGGCGCATCTAAAGGTCGAGACCGACGCCGAAAACGACCTGATCGGCGCCTATCTGGACGCCGTGAGCGGGGACATCCGCACCTTCTATACCTGGGACGGCGATGTCCCGCCGCAGGTCATCAGCGCGACCCTGCTCAAGGTCGAGGCGCTCTATGACGCCGAGGTTGGCGACAAGGTCGAGAAGGCCGCCGAGCGCCTTCTCTGGCCCTTCCGCCGCTGGGTCCAGGCAACGCAGGAGTGAACGCCATGCGCATTCGGATGCTGCGAACTCGCGACTGGACCCCGCCGGGCGACCGGCGCGTGACGTTCCGATACCAGCTTGGGGGCGAATACACCGTGCGCCGCTGTTGGGGCGTCGCGCTTGTGGCGGCTGGTGACGCAGAGGAAATACCGGCGCCGGTCCGCTTGAGCGACGAACCCGGTTCGCGAGAACAAGCGGCGCGCCCAAAAACCAGAGGCCACCGTCGTGCCTCGTAACCGGCAGCTTCGCGAGCGCTGGGCGTTCCAGCAACGCGGCGGTTCCGCCGGGCGCGCCGAATGGGACGCGGGCTTCACTCGTTGGACCGAGGTGACTTGGCTTCGGGGGTCAGAGGCGGTGATGCAGGATCGCCTGACGGGGGTGCAGCCGGTCATTCTGACTGTGAAAGAGGACGGCGAGACCCGCTCCATCACGGCGGGCTTTCGCGCCGTCGATCTGCGCAATGGGGCGAATGCGGCGAACGTCACAGGCGTGTCGCCCGCGAAGAAGCGGGGCTTTCTGGACATTCTGGCGACCATCGGGATCGCGCAGGGATGACGCGGCCGCTGAACGCCGCCAGTCGGGCGGCGCTG